TGCTAAACCTAAAATACGATTAGAACTGTTTGGTCTATTATCTCCAAAAGCAACATAACCGTTTATACGCCTATAACCACCATCAGAATCTACTTCAAAGTTTCGTAGTTCTGTTGCTGCTCCGGGCATAGTTAATAATTCAAACTGATTTAAGTTTGTATTTAAACCGCCTTTACAACTAAAGCCAAATGCTTGAGACATTATACGTAATGCATCCTATCGTCTTTCATGTAATAAGGAACAGGTTCCATTAGATTTGACTTCATAAGTTTTAAACCACGCTTATAGTCTTCTAATGCAAACGCTGCTGATTGTGGACTTTCTTTAAATTGGTGTATATAATATCTAGCTCTGGCTAATAATACAGGTTTATATAAATCTGGAAAAACTGTTGAATCTCCATGAGCATCAAGTTCAGTTGGTAAGTCATATGCATAATACCATACACGATATACTTTATCAGGTATAGGACTTAATCCAAACTTACGTGCATCAGGGCTTCTAATAATTCTTCGGGGTTCTCCACCGTTTGCATCACCAGCATCATCTTTATTTTCTGATAAACGAAAATTATCTTTCCATTCTTCTGTAGTTACAAAACGTAAGTTCTGTGCTACAAAAGGTGCTGATTCACCGGAAACCCCAACAGTTGTTAAAAGAAAATTATCCCAATCTATATAACCATAATCAGTTGTAATACTAGAACTTGCTGGTTTTAATTCATACCAACGTGTATTAGCAGTAGTTTCAATATATGCATTACCGTACATTGGATCGGTTGCACCACTTTCAGCCGTAGCTAAAAAAGGCCATTGTGGTTCTTCATTAACAATATCTAAGTATGCTCTATTAATTGCATCTTTAGCGTGTTGTTGAATACCTACTGCATCACCAAAAGTTGTTGAAGTTAAAACAACTTCATTCATTTCACGTAGTAGTTCGTTTGTTAGATTAAGATAAGTTGCCATTAGGATTCAGTAGGTTTACTTTTTGTATTTACACCACCTGTTTTTTTCTCACATGAAAGAGCCATATCTCTAATAGAAGAATAATCAGCTTGACCACCTTCTCGATTCATTTGACGAGCGTAGCCTCCTCCCATATACATATCTTTTTTCTTATCCTTTTTCATTAGTCTTTGCTCCCTTTCTAAATATTCTATCGTAATTGCTTTGATATTTATTTTTATCAAAGCCTTTACGAAATCTACTTTCTTTACTTACAATTGCTTTTCTAAACATCATTGGATTTTCATCGCTTCCAATTTGATTTCCGGGCATCTTTTTGTCCTTAAAAATTAAAGGGGGCCGTTAAGCCCCCAAGTTGCTATAGCTTAGTCTATACCGTAGAAGGCAGATACCAAAGCTTCGCCACGCATTACTTTAGCTCCATAAACGTGCAAACCACGCACGATATCACCAAAGCTATCAGGGTCACGAATTACTTCGGTACTAGTAATAGTCTGCGCTGTACAGGTTGAAGACATGTGACCAGCAATACACTTACCAGCCGCATTGGTGGTAGATGCAATGTTGTTAGTCTTGTACATGTCAAAACCACGTAGCTTTCCAGACGATACTAAACCGTTACGAATAGAACCTTGACCAGCGTTATAGTCTACCGAAAGTAGCTTGGAAGAACTTTGTACTAGCTGCTCATAAAACTCAGGATTAGCTAAGAACCATCGTCCTTCTTCTGGTACATTCTGCTCATCTAACAAACGTGCCATATGTGACAGTACGTCAATAGGGTCATGTTCGCCAGAAGCAAAACCGATATCCAAGTTACCAGTACCGTCAAAAGTACCAGCCGCTAGGTCAGTTGCGTTATCAGAACCAAGAATATGATTAGGGCTAGATGCTGATACACCTGCAAACATTACAGCAATAACACCTTCATCATAAGCGTCACGCAATGCGTAAGCCGCTGAAGAAGACGCTACTTCTTTAAAGTTTACGTGTGACATCTTAGTTTCAATGTCATCTACGATAAACTTAAAAGCGTTTGCTGTGTCAACAACCAAATTAACTTCTGCATCTGTTAGTTTAGTTGCTGTTACATCTGCTCCTCTTTCATACTGGTATACTGTGATTTCAGGCTCTTTGATTACCTTGACGGAATCTCCGTAAGCCGTGATCTCTCCAGCATAGTCTGTATTGGTAATAGCTTCAGCTACCGATGCTTTCCTAAAAAAGTTAAGCACCTTTTTGCTATAAATAGCAGGTAGGAAGTATGAATTAGCCTGAGTAGATACTGAATTCGCAAAGTTGGCATTCGTATCCGTACTTGGTTCAAAATATTGATCTGATTGGTTATAAGCCATTGTTTAGACTCCTCTAAAATAAAAAGACAAATTATCGCACTCTGCCTTCCTGAATAGCCTGATCAATTTCTTGTTCATATTTATCATATTCAGCCATAGACATTGAGGCGATTTCCCTCTGCGTCCAAATTTTAGCAGGTTGTGCTGCATCAACAGTTGTCGTTTTAGTGGACACCATATCTGCTGCAGATGCTTGTTTAGCTGGACGCTTAGATGATTTAGACGGAACATTAATTTGAAGACCGTTTTCCATTTTATAAAGATCAATAGCTCTACTAGCT